ACAATTAGAAATGACGCATACTGAGACTTCAGCAGACGACCGTCTGAGTCATATTCAAGAAATGATTATGGAAGGCTATGAGGACAGTGAGATATTAGACATCCATCCTGAGATAAGCCAAGCTGATATCACCAGCGCAAAAGAAACATTGCTGAACCTAAATGGCTGAAACTTATAAGCCCACAGAGGCAATGGCCGCAGCCGCCCGTCGTGGGCTAAAGATGCGTATGGAATCCACACCATCCAGTCGTGGTGGCACAGCAGTGGGGCTTGCCAGAGCCAGACAGTTCAGTTCAAGAACAGCAGTGAGCCTAGACATAGTAGAAAGAACTTACAGTTTTCTAAGTCGTGCGGCAACTTATTATAAACCTGGGCAAAATACTCCAGGAACACAAGCATATCTACTATGGGGAGGCCCTGCTGGACTGGCGTGGGCACGAAACATATTAGGTAAATAACTTACCAACATTCAGCAGAATGTTATTTTAACATACTCCAAAAGAGGCGAGGACCACGATGATCCAACAAGAAACATCGGCAACAGAAGGCACTGAGACTTCTCAAACAGAAATTCAGGCAACAGAGAAAACTTTTACGCAAGCAGAAGTAAACGCTATTCTAGCACGGACCAAGAGTCAGTTAGAAAAGAAGTATACTAGCAAGTATGAAGAACTTGGTGATCCAGATACTCTCAAACAAATTGTTAGTGAGCATCAGAAGAGTCAACAAGAACAACAACTCAAGCGTGGCCAGTTTGAAACTGTGATTCAGGAATTGGCGGCCAAGAAGGACGCAGAAATTCAAAAGCGGGATAAAGTAATTGAAAGTTTCAAAGTAGAAACTCCAATTGTAGATGCGGCTGCTCGTTATCGTGCAGTGAATCCAGATCAAGTCAAGGCACTGATTCGTAACAGTGTTAGACTTAATCCAGATGGTGAAGTTGAAGTGTTAGATGATAAAGGTGCTGTGCGCTATGACGACAGTGGGCGACCAGTAAGTGTGGATAGTTTTGTGCAGTCATGGCTGCAAAGCAATCCGCACTTTGTGTCAGCACAGCCTGCAACAACCAACACTAAGAGCAATGTCACAGGTGCCACTACAAAGAAAGTTGATATGAAAAACTTGGATATGAAAAATCCCGCTGATAGAAAAATATACGCTGACTATCGTAAGTCAGCTGGTATAGCCTAACTTATAAAGGAAATTTATTATGGCTAATGAAACAACCTCCTCAACGCTTGCGACCTTGTTACCTGAAATTATTCAGGAAGCAATGTTCGTATTCAATGAACAATCCATTATGCGTGGATTGGTAAAAAACTACACTTTGTCTGCAGGACAAGGTAAAACGGTAAATGTTCCAATTTATCCTAGACAAACTGCTGCCGCGGTCAGCGAAGGCAGTGAAGTGCCTAATGTAGCAGTTACTACAACTGAAGCAACTTTGACAATTGCACCAGTTGCTATCCGCACATTGCTAACAGACTTAGCTCGTGCTTCAGCCGCAAGTAATGTTGTAGCTGACTTGGGAAGATTATTTGGAGAGGCCGTAGCCCGAAAAATTGACCAAGACTTAACAGGATTGTTTGCAAACTTTGGCGGAGGCTTTGGTAACTTTACAGTGCCAATTACTGCGGAAGACATTTTCAAATCAGTGGCCGGATTGCGTGCCGCAGGTGTGCCCATGGACGGCATTGTCTGCGTATTGCACCCAGAAATTGCATTCGACTTGAAGAAAGCCTTGACAACAGCAGGCGGCGTAGGATTTACAGCAGGCGCATACAGCGAAGTTTCTAACGAAGCAATGCGTATGGGCTTTGTAGGCCAATTGGCCGGAATCCCAATCTATGAAACAGGTAACATTGTTGACACTGGCACTGCTGGTGATTACGCTGGTGCTGTTTTCCATAGAGATGCATTAGGCTTTGGTCTAATCGGTGACATCAGCATTGAAACACAGCGTCGCGCAGCCTTCCTAGGTGAAGATATCGTATGTTCAGCCTACTATGGCGTGGGTGAATTGCAAGATGCGCTAGGTCGTCACTTGAAGTTTGACTCCAGCATGAACCCTTAATTGCTAAATTAATCTAAAGGACTATCACAATGAGCAACCCAAATTTTGTATACAGTGGCGCAACCTTTCTGCGTTTCGCTACCTATGCGGAGCTACAGGCTCGTGATACCCGTGTTTTTGAGGCAAATGAAGATCTAACTCAAGCAGAAATCGAAAGCTTCTTAAACAAGGCCAGTCAGCGTATTCTAACACAAATTAGAAACTCAGGTTGGTGGAGAGACTATCAGCGTAAACTGGCAGGGATTGTAGATCCTAACCTGTTGCCTGAAGTTGATCCAGATTATATCCTAGCCAGAACGCAGGAATTCAAGGACCTAAATATATATTTGGCATTGCATGAATATACATATCCTACAATTGCTGACTTTGGCAATCCTGATAGTGCAGAGATCCAAAAGATCAAGTTCTACAAGGATTCATATAATGTCTTGTTTGATGAAGTGCTAGAGGCCGGCGACTGGTATGACTTCAGTGAAAATGCCACAATTGAACTGGCAGACAAGTTGGCCAGCATAGTGAATAGAGTTCGTACAAGATGAGAACAGAATTATTAACTTATTTGACAGCACAACTGACTGCGTCTATCAAGACCAGTCAGGAACTGCCTTTTCAAGAAGGAACTAATCCCCTGTATCTTAAGAATGCTCGTAGAGTATATCTTGATGAACCTTACACTGAGCAAGAAACCTTTCTGCCCACATTGGGCTCATTGCAGATCAATCAAAGAACAACCGTCGTAAGATGGTTCTTGACCATGGATGCAAAAAACAGAAACACTGATTTAGATTCAGCTTTGACAACTCTTGGTGGTGCTAAAGATATCACTACCATCACAGGCGTGTTCACACGCTTGTTTGACTATACAGTCAGCATAGACAACGACAGAGTCGTCTATGCAGGCGAATATAGGTTCGCAAATTTAGCATAAAGGAAAACATAATATGGCATTCATATTTCCAGCACCCGGCGTAGCAGGCGTTGAAGCAACACTCAACATCAGCGTAACTGGCGATGCTTCAAACCTAACTGTGCCAGCCATGCAAGACATAACCGTAAATAATCAAAATGATCTGTTTACATGGACACAATTAGATGAAGGTAGTAAATTACAAGTTGCAACCACTGCAACAAACAGTCTAGACTTGAACATTGTTTTAGATCAAACCACATTCTTTGGAACAGGTAGCGGTGCAGCCGTTGCGGTGAACAAAGGTATTTTTGGACTAAGCAAAGACAAGCAATTGGTTGAATTCCAATTGTATCTAGGCGACACCAGCACAGGCGGTGCAGGCAAGACTCTTAGTGGTTTTGGCTACATCACTGGCTTGGCTTTGACAGCCTCGGCAGATGCACCTGTGTGGGTTACACCTGTAACATTGTCCATCAGTGGCGATTATACAGTGGCTTAATTTTCATTCTTTGAAAATGCAAAAGCCCGCCCTGTGCGGGTTTTTGTTTGGCTAAATAATCTTGATAGGAGATTTTATGATTTTTGATGACAAAACAGACGATGAAATATTTCGCAGTATAGTAGCAGAAATAGCCAAAGCCCTAAGCGAAATCAGATGTGCCAAGAAAGACTTGGAACAAGCAGATGTGAGGATGAAATTTGCACTAGCAACTGTTCATCACTTGAAACAACGATATGAGGATATAAAATGAAATTAACACAACTAAGCAAAAAGCCTGAACTGATCCGGGTAGAACTCACGGATGAGGATACCATTAAACAATATGGTGAACCACTGGAGTTCTGGATCTATGACCGCACAGGCATGGATGTGTTTGTCAAGATGGCAACTATGAAAAATGAAGACTTTGGTGACATGGTAGAGATCGTAAACAAAATGATTCTTGATGAAGATGGCACGCCAATTGTCAAAGATGGGTTTCTATTACCCAGTAATATTTTAACTAGGGTAATTGGTAAGGTAGTGGAAACTTTGGGAAAGTAACGCAGGAAGCCTTAGATCCTGGAGGTGTTGAAATGAGTATGTTACTCAGCATAGATGCCTTAGGGAAGCGTTACAGTTTATTGCCCAGTGAAGTAATGAGTAAGGCTTCCACATTTGATTTAGTAGTATTGGATGCCGCACTTGGATATCAAAATTATATTCAAGATCAGGCAGATGGTAAGAAAGCAACGCCCAAGTTATCTCAAGAAGAGATGATGGCAGCAATGGAGAGGGTTCGTAAAGATGGCACTTAACTTTAACATCAGCGCAGTTAGTAAAATGTTTGATCAGGCAGAAGCCATTGCTCAAACATTGCCTAAGGAAGCTTATGATGAGTTTCGTGCAAACACACCATACCGCAGTGGCAATGCGTTTCGTAATACTACTTTGCGTGGCAACACCATTGATGCCAATTACCCTTATGCTGAAAGACTTGATAATGGTTACAGCCAACTAAAGCCACAAGGTATGACTGCACCCACTGAAAGGTTCTTACAAAGACGCATCAATGATTTAATAGGAAAAATTAAATAATGGCAAATTTAAAAGTCACACTTGAACTAGACAGTCAAGGTTATATTCGCAATATCAAAGCGGCAGATAGCGAAACAAAAGATTTCGCCAAAGATGCTACAACTGCGTTTAATAAAGTTGATCAAAGTATGGGTCAGTTGACTCAACGAAGTGCCTCACTTAGTCAAGGATTTGGTAAATTAAAATCAGCAATAGCAGGAGTTGCAATAGGCAGTTTTGCTATAAGTGCATTACAAGGCGCTGATGCTATAGTGGATCTTAGTAATGCCACTGATATATCAGTTGCTAAGTTATTGGAATTTAGAGAAGCATTACAACGAGCAGGTGGTTCGGGAGAAGATGCCGCCAAAGCAATAACAACTTTATTTGCCAGCGTAGATCAAGCCAACACAGGCAATGATAAAACAATTGCCAATTTTGCCAAATTAGGTGTTACATTTGAAGATCTAAGAACGCTGAGTGAAAGCGATATATTAGACAAAACCATTAAAGGTTTTGATAGAATTAAAGATCCCATTGAACAAGCCGCCATAAAATTTGACTTATTTGGTAAGACACTGCGAACAGTTAGTGCCAAAGAACTAGGCCAGGAAATGTTGGCCTTAAAAGGCACCATGGATCAGCAGGCTGCTTCCAGTATAGCCGCAGAAAAAGCCGTGCAGAATTTTGAAAAGTTTGTTAATAGTTTAAAAGGTGCAGTAATATTAGCAATTGAGCCGTTCTTAAAGTTTTTTGGTGCAATGAATAACGGTGTCGTTGATGTAGCAAAAGTAGCAAACGCAATCCAAAACTTAATTGCTGTATATGTAGGTTTAAAGGTTGCATTGATTGGAGTAGCGGTTGCACAAGCAGTAGCCGCCGGCGCCATAGCAGGAGGCTTAACCAAAGGTCCTAAAAAAAGTGCCGCCTTAGGTGCCGCTGCCGGCTTAGCCGCCTATCTTGGCATCATGGAAATAATGGGTAAAATCAGCAAAGAGTCTGGACAAGTTCAACCTTTCAAATTACCTGAATTACCTGCTGTAGAAAAAGATAAAGATTCTGGTCCTCGCAATCGTCCTCAAGAAATAGGCAAAGAACTTGCTGGACAACTCAACTCTGTAAACAGTTTAGCAGATGGCTATCGTAGAATCGCACAAGCCAACATGGATCGTTATAGTACAGAAGTTGACATGCTGGGCAAGAGCAAAGAAGAACAAGAGACAATGAAAGCCACAGCAGATATTAACAAACGCTATGCCGACCAAACAGCGGCATTAGAAGATAAGAGAAAAGGCGCCAAAGGCGCCACATTGGCTCTGATCAACAAAGAGATTGCCAACTTAGAAGATCTACGCACCAGTGAACTTGATATATTCAACATTAGTAAAGAACAAACTGCTCAATACGCAAGACAACAACAAGAAGTTAAAAACATTGTTGAATTTATGGAACAAATGGCCCAGGCGCAAGCAGAGATAGCCAGTTTTCAAAGCACACAAGATGCCGCAAGAATAAGTGCATTTGAACAAGTTAAGGCACAGAGTGAATCCCTTGCATTAACAAGTCAACGCGAACAACTTGAAAAGAGCATTCAAAACATGCGTGGCACTGAGCAAACAGTCATTAAAGAGTTGTTTGATTTAGAAAATCAACGCAAAATACAATTGGAAGCCATCCAGAAAAT